AAATTTCGTGCTTTGCTCATATCGATTCCTTATAGTGCGTAGCGAACAATGACGATGCCAGAGCCACCGGGCGCTCCACCCCTGTTTGTTCCAGAATATGTAGGTCCAGTAGAAGTGTTTCCGCCGCCACCGCCGCCGGTGTTTGTTGATCCAGCAACAGGAGCATTTGAGTTGTCGCCGCCGTTACCGCCACCACCAGAGCCGCCTGCGTTTACGCCATTTATGGCGCCGTCATAACCACCACCGCCACCACCAGCGTAATAGCCACCAGAACCAGTTGAGGTTGCAGATGCCCATGTTGAATCTGTGTTTTTACCAACACCACCAACAGCGCCACCAGCAGTTGCACCTTGTCCACCAACTGCGCCAGCACCACCGCCACCACCTTCGTATTGACTGGTAGTTGAATTTCCGCCAGCAAATCCTTGGCCTGATGTTCCAGCGCCGCCAGAGTTTGCTCGAGATCCTCCACCTCCAGAACCTCCGCTTACTCCAGTAAATCCAGATCCTGTAGTTGGAGCGCCACCACCACCAGATCCTCCGCCAATAGCAGTATTGCCATTAAATGTTGAATTGCCACCATTTGTTGCGGCAGAGTTTGTGTAATTTCCGCCATTACCACCGCCGCCAACAGTGATGGAATATGTTCCAGCAGTAATAGATTGGCCAGTAACTTTTAAGTATCCGCCTGCGCCACCACCACCACCGCCATCAGAGCCACCGCCACCGCCACCCGCAACAATCAACGCTTCCGCTGTTGCGCTAAATCCTGATGGGGCAACCAAAGAAGATGAAGAGGTAAAAGTGTGGTATCTGTAACCACCAGAAACAACAATTGTTCCGCCAGTTGCAAGAGGCGAGACGGTTTTGTTGACAGCATTAGACGATGGAGTTCCATCTGCGTTAATCACAGAGATAGAAATTGTGTCTCCAGCAGTTTGGCCGTACACAGCCGCAGGAACAGCGACTGTTGCAGAGCCACCAGTTACAACAACATTTGATACATCAGCAACGGTTGATCCACTTTCAGAAAATCGAACTGTAATTGTGTCTGTAATGTTTGAAACTGATAGCGTCAAATTTGAAGCCGCGCCAGCCCAAATTGTGCCAGTAACAGAATTCACCACAGGAATCAAATTGGTACTGACCCAAGTTGTGCTGTTGTAAAACTCAATTGAGCCAGTGCTTGTGTTGTATCTAGTTGCGCCAGTTGGCGGCGAAACAGGTCTTTCAGCAGTAGTTCCTGCTGGCAAATCAAAATAGCCAGTGCTTGAGTTTGTCTGATCGCTTACAGCAGTTGGCGTAACAGCCACAGTTTTGAATGTGTTGTCACCAGCCAAGAATGTAGAACTGCTACGCGTGCCAGTCGCATTCAGTTTGCTGATATTGGTCGTGCCATCGATCAGGCCAGAGCCGTTAAACGCGGCCACATTAAATGTGCCAAACGCAACAATGTTGAGTTCGTCGTTTAGTGCGGCACCAGAGGCCAGCACAATGCTTGTACCACTAGATGCAGTAAAGTCTGTGCTGTCAAGGCGGACACCGTTTAGATAGATGTCAACAAAGCCAGCGTCATAAGTTAGCGTGTTGCCATTGCTGTCTGTGCCTGTGAAAGTCGTTTGGCCAGCAGTTGCAATGTATCGATAGCGTTGGCTTGTTCCGTTGACGCTTGATCCAGCAGGTACCCAGCCAGTGCTTGCACGCACAAACATTGCGTTGCTTGTGCTGTTGAAATATAGGTCGCCAACTTGTAGCGCACTGCCGTTGTTTCGCAGTGTTGGAGCAGTTGCTTTGGCGCCCTGGTAAGTATCAGCATAGTCGTTGATGCTGGACACATTGGCGGCAACAGTTGGAATGTCAGATGCAACAGTGGCCACAGCAGTAACATCAGCAGAAATTCCTGCAACAGTCGTCACATTTGCCGCTACACCAGCAACCGTGGTCACATTGGCGGAAATGCCAGCAACAGTTGTGACATTGGCGCTTACACCTGCAACGGTAGTTACATTTGGCGCAATACCGGCAACAGTGTTTACATTACCTGCAACTCCTGCAACAGTCGACACATCGGCAATGTTTGTACCTACCGTGTTGACATTTGCAATGTTGTTTGCAACTGTATCAATTTCACTAGTAGGCTCGTTCAAGTCATTGGCAACAGTCGTGATCGCGGCGATGTTGGTTGCGGCAGTATTGATGTTGGTCGAGTTTGTTGCAACAGCATTAATGTTGGTGCTGTTACCAGCCACAGCATTGATGTTTGTTGAGTTCCCTGCAACAGAGTTTACATTTGCAATGTTGGTTGCGGTTGTGTTTACATTGGCGATGTTGGTCGCCACAGTCGTAATGTTTGCATTGTTTCCTGCGGCAGTGTTTACGCTTGCGATGTTCGTGCCAACTGTGTTGACATTGGCGATGTTGGTCGCTACCGTGTCAATCTCAGAGACAGGCTCGTTTAGATCTGATGCCACGGTATTGATGGCCGCAATGTTGGTGGCCGCAGTAGTTACATTGGCGCTGTTTCCTGCAACCGTTGTCACATTAGCAGAGATGCCAGCGACGGTTGTCACATTCGCGCTTATACCAGCGACCGTGTTGACATTGGCAATATTGTTGCCGACATTGTTTACATTTGTGATGTTGGTCGCAACAGTATCAATTTCAGACACTGGTTCATTTAAGTCAGCCGCAACAGTGTTGACTGATGCGATGTTTGTGCCAACCAAAGTCACATTGGCTGATACACCGGCAACTGTGTTGACATTGCCAATATTGGTTGCAACGGTATTGACATTTGCAATGCTACCGGCAACAGTGTTAATTGACGCAATGTTTACTGCGTCTGTATCTAGGTTGTCAGCACTATCAGCCAGTCGAACAATGTCGGCTACCAGCGATTCAGCATCAGCGGCGCTCGTGATTGGCAACAGTGCCGCACGGTCCACAGAAGTTTGAAGTTGTTGGATCTGAATCGTTGCACGGTCCAGGGCGTCGGTGATCACCTCAGGGTAGAAGCCGCCCTGGTTTGTCAGGTCGGTCGGCTGAAGGTTTTCAATGTCCGAGGTGATGACCAAGTTAAAGCCAGCCGCCAAAGCGCCAGCAGTCAGCGTAATTGTGCCGCCTGGGTTTGAGTTTTGGTCTTCGTTGACTACGGCAGTGAAATTTGTGCCGAGCGTCAGCACCGTTTCCACATTGGTGGCGACGGTGAGTCTCACGACTTCCAGGTCAGACGCCTGGAAGACCTTGAATGTATAAGGGAAAGTTGCGGCTGTTCCGTTACCAATGAACGGACCGGCTTTCCGGCTATTTGAACTTATGGTCATGGACGGAACTCCTGGACGATTGTGAAGAGACTAAGCATTGTGGATGTGGATACGGGTACCTTACTGTCTTGACGATTCGCTTGCTTTGCCTGTTGCCAGGCCGCGAATGTAGTCAACATCAGAGGTGGGTTTAATCTTTCCGCGCTCGACATCGATGGCATAACCAATCGGTCTGCCAAGCACGGTGACAGGGATGCCGGTAGCCAGGCTGATCATCGTCAAGATGTCGCGAACATTCTTGCCGGTGACCTCTTTGTCAGGGTCGGCGATGTTGATGCCAGCCTTGACCACGCCAACCGTTGCGCCCTCGAGCGTTGAGACAGATGGGCTGGTGGTCATGCGGTCATCGTATGGCTTATTGTTAAACGCGTTGAACGGAACGGTTGCGGCAGTACCAAACGGCACCAGGGCTACAGCACCACGCAATTGAGAACCGAAGAACCAGGACATGAAGACATCCATGTAGCCGTCCTCATCATCGTCGTCCCAGCCGCCGCCAAGCGACCGAACGATTGCGTCAGCGGCCAGCATTGGCAAACCAAACCCAAGCAGGTAAGTCATGAACAGTTTGCCTTTGTTGCCACGCCATCCAAGGTCACGGAAGATCTTGATGTATTCGTTGGCATTCAGGTTGGCGATCATGTTGAAGTAGCCAGAGAACTGAATCAGCGTCTTGTAAAACGGCGATCCAACCTCAAACGCGGACAAGTCTTCAGGCTGTAGGCTGGACTGCGTCATGCGCACTGCGGCGTCTGCACGCTTGATTGCCTCTTTGCTTGCGGCCTGCTCATCGATGTCGACGCCCTGGTCAACAATGGCCTGGTTGTATGCGCCAACCCAGGTCACCACATCGACAAAGTTTTGGAATGCCTGTTGCAAGAAGTAGCCATGCTTGTTGGACCATTTTTGAATTTTTTCAAACTTGGTTGGGTTGATCAGCAGGTCGTTCATCATGTCCTGCACTTCAACCATTTGATTGCTCATGCGGTCAGCCATGAATGGCGACAACTCAGCAACAAACTCAGCCTGTGCAGTCGGACTCTTCATGTAATCAGCCAAAGCCGATTTCATGTATTTGCCTTCAACTTTAAGCAGTGCAGGGAAAAAGCCAGTCACCTGTTGCAATGCGTTGGTGATGTTGGCAAACATGATGCCAATACCAGTGCGATTGCGAACAGCACGCCAGAAGTTGTCGACGCTTCTGTTCATGCCTACTTCGCTTGTGATCTGGCGGGCAGAACGGTTAAGCCAAGGGATCAGCATGTCTTCGATCACGGTTGGATCGATGCGGGTAATCGTATCTGCAAAGTCGCGCTTGCGTAGGATCTTGAGCGTGTCGCGAATTGTTGGCTGGACTCGAGCAAAGCGGATCACATCATCGATGTGCTTGGCCATTACGCGGATGTCAAGCGACAACGGCTTGTTGTATTCAACACGAGCCTTTGTAAATCCTGCGCCAGTGCTTGGCATTGATTGACGGAAGTCGCTCTCGAGTTGTTCCATCTTTGCCTGGCGCTGGGCGTCGCGAACTATAAACGGGTCAGTTTTTGCCGGAACATATCCGCCACGGTATGTGCCAAACGGCGTAACCACCGGGCGAGCCTCGACTTCTTTGAAATAGTAGCCGAAGATTTCGCGATGCGCCTCTTGCGCCATAGGCTTGAGTTCTTCATTTAGATCCCATACGGATTGCACAAAATCAAAGTCGGCTTTGGTTAGCACGCCTTCGTCAATCATGCGGTTCATGAAAGTATTCCAGCGCGAGGTGTCGACAGATCCGTCCTCGTTAATCTGTCCCCAGCCACGACCAGCAAGCAACTTTTTCATGTTGCTGTCGTTACCAATGTGCATCAGTGCGCCAAGAATCTCAGCCTTACCAATGCCACCGTTTTCGTTTCCAAAGGTGTAGTTCAGTTCTGGCGCGTTGATTTTTTGCACAGGCAGATCCAGTTTGCTGATCATGTCGACATAGTCTTTGACATAGCGGTTGCGATCAACGCGGTACTGGTCAAGAGCGGCACGCAATGGACGCCAGATGTAGTTGGTAAATGGACCAGGGCCACCAGGGCCGTCGGTTGCATCAGCCCAGTGTTCGACCTTGCGGGTCAATGCCTTGGCGTTGTACAGGGCACGGATGGCTTTTTCTTTCTTGCCTGGCGCCATGCGTTCACCGGCCACTTCGGCAGGCACACCAATCTCTTCCAAGCGTTTATTGAGGTCTTCAATGATTGAGTTCAAAGCCACAGCCTTGCCTTCGATCATGACTTCGTTTTCTCGCTTGGATTGGAACCACAACGCGTCGACGATTTCCTTCATCGTGCGGAATTCGTTGAGCGTAAGTTTCTTGTAGTTGCGAGGACCAGTAGTAGCCTCGAGCAGGATAGGCTCGATGTCAGCGTACAGGTCTGGGTTGTATGCTTTGAGTTGCTCGACAAACTTGGCAGGCTCGACATCACGCGGTCCAAGGCTGTAGTGGCCAAGGATGAAGCGTGCGGCATTGACCAGATCGATGTTGCGATTCTTGGCCATCTTTGCATCGGCCTTGAAAATCTTGGTAAAACTGTCGATTGCTTTGTCGATCTCTTTGCGTGCAACAACTGCCTCGAGTGCAAGTTGATTGTTAAGCAGTTGATTTTGTTTTGCCTTGGCCGCTTCAGTAGTCTTGCCAGCCTTTGATGCTTTGGTGCTTTCCTTGGAGGCGCGGGCTTCTGCCAGCGTGTAGTCACGCGGACGGATCTCTGCGATCACCTTGTTGCCAATAAGTGACTTGGCCGCAGTCTTAGCGGCCTGAATCATCAAGCGTGCAGGTTGTGTGGCTTTAGCAAGGTAGCGCAATTCAACAGCCACAAAGCGGGCGCGTGCCTCGTTGTGCAATGCCTTCTGCACTTCGAGTTCGATGCTTGCCGGGTCCATCAAATCGGCGTATTCCTCGAGCATGCGGTTATCTGTGCGTTCGTCGATTTCTTCTTTGATTGGTTTGGCTTCAAGCAGTGAGCGGACCAATTGATCACCAGATTCAAATTCGAACATTGATGCCACCAGGTCAGGCGACAGGCCGTCTTCGGCCAGCATGCCGTACTTGCCATAGCCAAGTTTGGCCAAGTCAGGTGCAGGTATAAGCGATTCTTTGCTTTCAGGATAAAGCGCCTTGACATCGGCAATTTTGAGTTTGTGGCCAGCCAGGGCTTGGATCTCTTGGCCGTTCTCGTCCATTGCGACGCCACGCTTCAAGAATTCCATTGCCTTGTAAACGCGGTCATTCTGAACTTCTGCGGCTACCTCTTCGCGCACACCTTTGCGAATGTCTGCGGTTTTGGATTGCATTTCTTTGAGCACACGCGAGCGTGCATTGCCAAGCCACTTCAACTGGCGCAGGCTTGCCTGGGTCAATTCTGTAATCGATACCTCGGTGGCTTCTGCCATCATTGATTGATATGCGGCCCATTCTTCATCGGTCATGCCGGACTCTTCCTGAGTCTGGTACATGGGCACCATGCTGTTGACTGCCTCGGATTGCTTGATCTGCTCTTCGCTGGCCAGCATGCGGTCCATCACTTGACGGACTTCGCCGGTCAGGATTGGCAAATCTTCGCCGTTTTCTTGGCGATAGATTTCGTTGAGTTCTTCGCGGATTGATTTGTAGACACGACGCAACCAGGCACTGAATCGCTCAAATATTGATTGCATCTGCACGCTTGGCGCTTTGCCTTCAAACAAATAGATCTCGTAGTTGTAGGCCCATGATTCGTGGTACTTGCGTTGCTCATCGAGCGACAGCGCGTTCCAGGTGGCTAGGTCTTTGACGCCGAACCAGTCAAGCACGGTTTGCATGTCTTCCTTTGCCTGGTCTGTTGCATCGGGGCGCGAGGCCATGTCAGCGTAAACCGTCAGGAAGAAATGCGCAGTCTCATGCAGGAAGGTGGACATGTCCGCCTTCTCGTTGAGAATTGTTGTCAATCGTTTTGGATCAAAGCCGCCACGCTCTGGTTGGCGCAGTAATTGAGCCTGTGCCGCAGGCGGGAAAAACTTAGCCACTGCCTGGGCATCAGCCTCGTCAAATGTCAGGGTTCCATTGCGCAACTCAGCCGATGGTGCCGCCGCCTTGATTTCAGCCTCCTGGGCCTCGAATTTGCGGATCTCTGAGGTGAGCATTGCATAGCGTCGTTTCGTCGCCGCAGGGGTCGCTGTAGCGCCCGCCATGGGCATCGAGTGCATGCCATGCTGTTCGACAGGAACTTTGGTGTGGGTTGGCCCAAGAAGCACGGCCACGCCTTGGTCAAGGCCAGCGCCTGGAATGTAGACCCCATCAAACCCGGCGTCCAGGATTGCGGACTCGACCGCGTTAAACCACATGCCACGATCATCACGGCCCATAGCCGATGCTTGGGCACGAAGGCCTAGCGGGTCAGCCGATGCGTCGTATAGGTTGTCAAGGTAGACGGCATGCACATTGCCGCCAACTCCGGCTTCTGGACGGATGCCATTGCCGGTGTCTACATAAAAGTGGACGCGTTGAGATAGGCGAGGGTCGGCGCTGGCCAAGCGGCCAGCCTCCGCGCCCTTTAGCCCTGTTCCGTAGGAGGTTCCGGCAAGATCTGTGCGAGGTTGCTTTGAATAGTGGATACCAAGGACTGAAGTTGCTCCATCCCTGGCTGTGCCATATCGTTGGGCAACATCGAGATCGCTTGTTCGTAAGCGTTGAACGCCGCCACCTCCGGCTCCTGATTGGGCAAAGACTGCGGGTTTTCCATAATCTTCCTTTCGTTTCTTGTTGCGCTTTACAGCGCGGTTTTGCTCTGCGACAGCATCGTCGTAGGTCTTGGACTTTTTGCCGTCCGAGATCTTGTGCCAGCCGTAGTACGACTGGTCCAGGGCCATAAATACGACATTTGGCTCGCCGTTATTGAACGGGCTAAATGCCTCTTTGTTCCAGCCTTCGGGCGCCTGGGTGTCATCCCAGGGTAAACGCGAAGACGCAACGAATCCGTGGGCCGCGTAGAACTCCGGCAGGATCGTCTCGAATGCATCAAGTTTGGTGCCACCAGCGGCCACGGCCAACTCCATGACAGAGCGGCCAGCACCCCCCTGGGAAAACACCGATACGATGTCCCCATCTGGTTTGACTGCCACGCCAGACAGGCCGTCTTCAGCAAGGAACAGGCGCATGCCTTTGTAGTCCTCGACCGAATAGACATAGACTGCGGCGCCCATGTCTCCACTGGCTTGTTTGCTTGCAGTGATGGCATCAGAGAATCGTTGTGCATTCTGTTCTTTGCCTTGCTCCAACTCGTAGAACTTGGGCACGGTAATACCGTTGTTGCGGTACACACGGGCCAGGCCTGCGCCTGCTTTCCATTCCTGCGAGAAGGTGACAAGAAGTTTTTTTAGAACCCGAACTTTTCCGCCATCTCCACTGCTTTTTGCCGTGTAAGACCAGGATTGTTTTTGATCGCCGCTTCGATTGGATCTTGCAATTCTGGTTGCGACGGCGCCTGCGAAGAGCCGTTTTTCTCTTTGAGTAAAGCCTCCAGTTTCGGCCTGCTCCCCTCCAGCGACCTGCGCTTGCTCATCTTGTAGTCGTGCTCGTCTTGCGCGTTCATCTTTAGACTCCTTCTTTAATGCGTTGTTGATCTTTCGATCGGAAATGCCAAGATCACGCGCAACACCTGCGGCGGCGTTGGCGTAGTCTGGGGCATCTTCATCACTATACCCGTCTGTTGACTCTTGGTCAACATTATTGTCTTTGGCTGATTCGTACAGTCGTTTTTCTGCATACCAAAGAACGGCTTGCAAATCGGCCATGGTCAGGTCTGCATAGGCCGGATCGGCTTGTAACTCAGCCAGGATCTGGGCAAAGACTGAGCGGATGTAGGTTCGCTCGTGAGGTCCAGCAGGGGCTTCCTTTTGGCCATCGTTGTACTTGGCCAGGCTGTTGCCTGCTTTGCGTACCTCTTCACCTACCTTGGACTCGTTCATCTGCTCGCGCAGTTTGGGGTCCATGGAGGCCTTTTGAATGGCGTCAGCGAGGCGATTGATCTCGGTGTTGGCAATGTCTACGCCAATGACATCAGACAGTTGCTTGGCCTGCTCTGGCGTTGCACTGCGAATGGCGGCGTCTAGACGATTTGTGGCCACCTCGACATGCTTTGGCTGGCTCTTGATCAGCGTGCCGGTCCAGCGGCCCCAGGTGCGGATCAACCAGCGGTCCATGGTCAGCGAAGTAAAGTCACCGTACAAGTTCGAGAAGAACCCGTTGCCAATCTTTGGTCCAATGATGGCCGAGCCTTTGACCACGGTGTCGGCGTGCTCGCCGCCTGGCTTCAAGTCTTTGCTGATTGCGCTGATCTCGCCGACCGTAAAATTGGTCTGCATAAATTGGCGCAGGTTTT